CCTGCCATTATTTAACTCCATATACATTAACTGTTATATTGTTAAAAGTTACTGCCCCACTAACATTTCCAAATTTTAAACCTGTTATTTGTTCTGCAACTTTATAAACTCCAATGTGCTTTATTCCATATTTACCACTAGGAACTGTTCCAGATTGTTGCCCTTGAATAAATGTATAACTTGAACTGTCATAAGGATTGAATACATAAAATCCTACACCCATATCATAAGCTGAATTACCACCTGCTAACATTGTAAAATTACTTGCATTACCCCAAGCAGTTTGATTTGTTAATTTACTTTCTGCAAAACTTGCAAATGCTTTCATATATAAACCTGCCATATCATAATTTGAGCCTGTATTAGCACCACCACTATCTACTGTTTGTATATAAACACTAACATCAGCACTTGTATCAACTTTTGTTAAAGAAACATAATACACATCATAATTAGCACTAAAACAATCTGTTACTGATAATGAACTAACAGAAGTTCCACTAGCAGATTTTATAAATTCTAAACTTCCTGCCATAATCTAACTTTCTGCAATTCCATATAGAGATAGAGTGCCTTGTGTCATATTTGCAGTATTACCACTTCTAATTCTTATTCCATCAACAGTACTTGCTTGTGGCAACACAAAACTTCCAAATCCATAACTTGCACCAAATCCACCAGAAGCCATTTGAGTAATATGGAAAGTTGAAAAACTGTATTTACTTGAGTTATTAAGATTGTAGTAATATAAATATCCATTAGTTGTAAAATTTGTTGTGTTACCTGCTTGAATAGAAATAACTGGTGTTGAAGTTCCTGTGCTTTTTTGTTCCCCACTACTACCACTAGCTGTTCCATATTGTTGTGCATATTGGTAAACACTTGCAGTTTCTAATGTTCCACTTTCATATAATTGAGAAGATAAATATTCATTACCACTTGCATCAGAAAATAATAAATTATCAATAGTTAAAAAATGCACATCATAATTACTACCATCTATTGAAGTAAAATCAACACTTGCAACAGAAGTAGATATTGTTTGAGTTTCAATTAATTCTAATTTACCTAAATCTGCAACTCCTCCAAGAAGTCCAAATCTTGCTGCACCTAATGGCATAAGCTAACTCCTAACTAAAATTTTGTAGTGCATTAAGTAGTGGTGTACCTGCATCTAAAAATAAAAATGTTACTAAGTCTATTGCACCTGATCCTGTACTCATTGTGTACCCTGCACCACCTGCTGTTTTTGCAGTTACATCTCCACCACCATTTACAGTTACTGCATTAATTGCAACTGTTCTATCTGTGCTATCTTGTGTGATTTGTAAAGTGAATGTAGAAACACCACTGGCAGGAACATTAGTAAAATCTATGTCTGTAATATTTTCTGTAAGAGTAATGCTTCCTGTGTTTCCATTATCCATATCTATGGCTATAACACCTGATGTGCTTGTTACTGCTACATCTGTTTCTGAATAGTCTTTTAATACTATCTCTTTAGCTGTTTGGTCATTAAAATCTACTTCTGCGTCTATATTTAGGTTTAATGTTACTGCACCTGATGTTCCACCACCTGATAAATTTGTACCTGCCGTAACACCTGTTATATCGCCGTCGCCAATATAACCTGTCCACGCTGCTCCATTATAAAATTGTAATTCGTTGGTATCTGCTAAAAAGCAAAACTGTCCCTCTATTGGACTTGTTATTTGTGCGTCCCTTGCTGTACTATCTGCAAAAATAGCAACAACTTGTTCCATAAAGTAATCATTTACGTCTGCTGCAGTTAATACTTCACCTACACCAAATATTTTAAATCCGTTTGCCATGTTTTTATTTTATCCTTTTACTTTTATGAACTTCATTATAAGTTATTAATACCCAAGCTTATCAGAATCTAAAATACCAAATAAAGTATTGTCTAACCTCATAAAAGCTTGCGTATCTGCATTTGATAGCTTATAAGAGCAACTAAACAAATCAGGCGTAATGTTGTAGCTTATACTATCTATTATTTCATTAGATGTTATTTGGCTTGGAGATCCACTTCCAGGGGGTGTTAATTCAACTTTAACAATATCTCCTACTTCACGATCAAGTATTGTATTTTGATTACTTGTAGTAGCTTCAGTTAAATCTACAATTAAATTATCAAATCTGATTAACGCATCTTTAAACTTTCCAAGCAAAAATTCGGCAGCATCTTTAACTTCTGAATCATTATCGTTATAAAGATTATCTCGGCTTAAAGTTCTAATTAAATATTTACCTTGTGATCCAACACTTTCAACTGTTTGTGTTGATCCGCCAATTCTATTTAAAGAAATAACATTGTAAATTTCGTTGTCATCATTAATATAATCAACTCTAATATATGGAACATCTGATCCGTCATCTGAAAATGTTGCATCTGGAGTACTAGGAAAAGTAGCGTGCCTAGATTTAAAAGTTAATTTACCATCTTTAGAAATAAATAATAAACCATTTTCTGATCGTTCAATATTTTGTAAAACACTTAATGTATTTTCAGAAATGCTGCTTAATGCTTGCATTGTTGAAATACCTGTATCTATATTCCTATTTGTACCAAACTTAACATTTGTATTATCTAAAACAGCATTAATTAAATTGCCACTTGTTAAACTTGAAAATGAAGCATTAATTAAAGATGTATTAGCTATTTTCATAAAAGCATCTGATGCTTGAAAATTAGCAAACGAGTTGCCTTGATCGGGATAAGTTAAATTAATATCTGTAACAAAACCAACAAATAAATCTTTATAGCTACTTCCACCATCTGTTGTTGCATCAACATGTAAAGCAATCATTGGCTCAATACCCGGACTATAGGGACTAGCTGTATTTGTATTTTCATACTTTCTTGAATTATTTAATAATTGAACGTTGCAGCTTCCTGTACTAAATGTAGCTAACTCTCTTGATCGACCTCTTGAAATAGTTACGCTTTGTACGTCAGCAGTAACATCAGTTAAACTTACCGCGCCGCCTAATTCACCTGATCCTAAAACACCTCTTACTAAATCATCTAAAGTAAATTCGTTTGGCGTAAATCCTACCCTAACTCTAACTGTTGGTTGCGCCATTAGACTATTGTTAGTACTCTATTAAGAGGTCCATTTTTATTTGTATAATTATTAAGTGCATTAATAACTTGATCAGGATTGTTTACTTGATTATTAAAGTTTACAGTTAAACCAGCGCTTGGACTTAATAACGCTGCAGAAGTACTTGCAGCATTTGAAGTTAATTGATCTATTGTTTTTGCTGGATCAATAGTTTCTTCAGGTGTTAATCTTTTAACTTCTTTTTCTGCAAAACCTAAAGAAACATTTTTAATTTCAGAAAGTTTAGGCAAATTAATATTTACACCTATTTTCCCTAATACACCGGCAACTCTATCAACAAAACCATTAATAGTTCTAATAAAACTATTTAAACTATTAATTATTCTATTAATCATATTTTCAAAGTTTTTAGGCAAGTTTGTAAAAAATGGTGCTAAAAACTTATCAACCATTTCAGTTAGCTTTTTAAATGCTGGCGCTAATAAAGTTAATAATAAAGTTACGATAGCTATTATAGGCGGAGCTAAAGCCCCTAATAGCTCTCCAACAACTGCTATAAATGGAGCTACTGCTTTTATTGCGTCAATTAAGTGAGGACCAATTTCCTCAATTAAATTAACAAAAACAGGAAGCATTTCTTCAACAACCGGTAACAACTCTGCGCCCATTGTAACTTTTAAATCTTTTAATTTAGCTTGTGCAGCTCTTGACTTGTTAGCAAAACTTTCCTGCGTTCTATTAAGATCGCCCTGTTGTACAGTTGTTTTTTCTAATAGCAATTCGTAGGTTGCTAAAGCTTTTTCTTGCTTAGTAAGTTCTTTTGCTGAACTTTTGCCAGTCATTTCGAATGCTTTTGTTTGTACGTCTGCTTCCATTATCGCGATTCCATAAGTTTTAAGTGATTCTCTCTCACCGAGCAAAGCTTTAGTGAAAGCTTGCATAACTGGTTCCGCGCCTCCCTGAACGTTGCTAAATGAAGCTACGTCTCCGGCAAGAGTTGCTAACTTTGTTGATAAATCTGCAGAAGCTTCTCCTGTAAATTCAATACCCTGAAGAATAGCACCTGATTGAGTTAATAGGCCCTCTAATTCAAAAGCTGCTAAACCAGCTTTATTTGCAAATTCATCAACAAAACCAGATAACTTTGGTACACTTTCTCCAAATGTAGTTTCAAAAGCGGATCGTGCTTCATTAGCGTCTGATCCTAAGTTAACTAAATCTTTACCTAATGTAACTGCAGCAATTGAGGCAACACCTAAACCTGCAACCGTAGCTTTACCTAACGTACCAGCTACAGAACTAAATTTACCCATAGCTTTTTGTGATCTTGTTAAGCTATCAGTAAAATTTTTAGTTTTACCTATAATTGCTATCGAAACTTTTTTTTCTGCTGCCATTATTTAATTGCCTTCACTAATGCGTCATACATACGATCAGAATATGTTTCAGCTATCTTGTTTTGATTTTTATCTAAAGTTTTACCGGCAACATAACCTTTTTTACCAAATTGTGAAAATGTACTGTCACCTGCTGTAAATCTATGACCGATCCATTTTTTATAAGGAAAGTCTGCTCCAGGTCGTGAATATCTTAGGTTGCCAACTTCGCCTCTAGTCACAGCTCTTGTTTTACCATTTTTAGTGGGTACATACATATAACGGCGACCAAACTCCATAGAAAATGTAGCCGGCTTTCTATCATTACTTTTAATATTAATCTTTGCTTCTGTACGTGTACCTGAAGCTGTGTAGCCAGTAGCCGAAGCTCTAGCTTTAGGAATTCTTTGTTTTTTAGCTAATGCTCTTATTTCTGATAACTGTTCTTTTGCAAGTTCTCTATGAAACTTAGACAATACTTTTAAAACTTCTGTATCGCCATATTTTTTAATGTCTTTTCTTAACTCTATTAACTCAGAGTTATCAATTGTAAATTCACCAGCTATTTTTACCATATCAACTTTCGTATTTTTTATTTATAACTTTAACAATTGCATCAAACATTTCCATTTCGATATTCATTAAAGCATTCGGATCTATTCCAGTTTCAACTGCTATAGCAGCAATTAAATCAATAAATCCGTTTATGCTTTTAAATTATCACTTGATCCAGTAATGTCTAGGTCTTCAACTTTATCAACCCAAGCATCATAATCTTCAGTAACACCATTTCTTTTAGAGGCAAGCCATGCTAAATATAAAAGCCATTCATATCGCTGCTCATCATTTAACCTTGAAATTGGTATGTCAAATTTACGCTCAAATTTAACAATATCCCCAGGTTTAATCTTAACTTCAAGTTTGGTGCCGTCGCTCATCACGACTACCATATTACCCATTACGAAGTCGCGCGGGTAATAGTTCCAGAGGTAGGAAATGAAACTGACATTGTAGCAAGTTCTCCTACTGCATTTGCAACTGGAATGTGTTGATTAACTAAAACTGATCCACTATAAGATGGATTAGTAGCACTAACTGAGCCGCTTGTTGGTTTTACTACAAAAGCTGTAGTTGTTCCAAGTAAAGGCCAAAGTGTAGCGTCAACTTCACTAGCCGCAAAATCTTGTTGAAACTCGACGGAAAGAGTACCTGTCTTAAGGCCCCCTGTTCTGGACTGGAAGGTTTCTCCCATACTAGTTGTCATAATTTCATCAGCTGTAATGTCTAAAGTAACTGAAGCAACATGATCACTTAAATCAACGCTGTTCAATGTTACGCTTGCATCTGTCAAAACAAATTTTGCCAAAATAAACTCCTTTCAATATCTTTATTTTAAATATGAATAATGAAATATAAGTTTATACGTTATTAAATGGAAAACCCCTCTTGCTGCTAGAGGGGCTTTCCGGTACGTAAACGGGGGTTGTACGTTTTATTCTTTTCTTAATACAAATTCTAAATCAAGATAATCATGAAAATCAGGATTAACTTTTGGTTTAGGCTCGCGTTTTTGACTTACTGTAAAACTACTCCAACATAATTTTAATTTGCTTTCAGTGCCATCTTTATTATATAATCTAAAAGTAACTTCTGTATCTCCTAATAAATTATGTAACTTATCTTGATCTTGCCTAACTTGATCTTTATTTTTCATTTTGTCCTCCGTTTTTTTTTAGTTATTTTAAATTAATAAATAAACCTTCTATGTTTTTAATAGCTTCAACTCCTTTGTCTCCACATGCTATAAACATATTAGGCGCAATTGCTTTGCCTCGGCCCTCTTGCCCTTCTAATTCAAAAGCTACTCTTCCTTTTTTTAAAACAATTGCGTCAGCTTTACA